CAAAGAATACGTGATTTCCTGCTGATAATAATTCAGGAGTAGCAGCATCATACATAGCTTGTAAGATGTTTACACCATCAGCAGCAGCGTTAAGAGCTTCTCCGTTAGCAACACTAGAAATGTCAGAGTTGTCTAATTTTTGAGCAGCAGCTAAAGTATCTTTACATACTTGGAATACACCATCGTAAGAGTTGTAGTCTAAGTAATCTCCACCGTTACCTGAAGTAAGAGCAGCATCGCCTAAGAATAACTGTCTGTTAAAGTCAGCTTTGATTCCTTGTGCGATTAAGTCGATAAGTACATTCTTAACAGCAGTACCGTCAATGTTATCGAACTCAAAGTTTCCTTTCATTAATTGAGCTTTTACTTTCCCGAATAGAGAGTTAGAGTAAAATTCAATTTCAGCTTCAACTCTTGCAGGAGTAATAGTAACACCTGAGAAAGTACCCGCAGTTTCTCCTGCGAAAGCACCTGCTGTAAAAGCCTTAGTAATTTTTGATAATGACCCTAAGTGGTCAACTTTTGTTACTCCCTTAATATCAGGAAGAACATTCATATACTCCATATAGTCTTGTCCTAAGAATAAAGGAGAAATAATGCTTTGGTTAGCATCCATCTGCGTAAACGCAGGTAAGTTGTTTGTATTTGGAAATGCCATAATACTTAAATTTAATTAGTTTATATTATTATTTTAAAATTGATTTAGCAAAGCTATCCCACTCGTTCACTACTACTTCTTCAGTAACAATAGATGGGTCGCTTTCAGCTTCAACAACTGTTTCAGTAGCTTCACTTTTTGCTAATTTTGCTTCTAATTCAGAAACCTTGTTAGTTAAGTCAGCAATAGTGCCTTCTTTTTCTCCAACAAGACCTGCTAGTTCTTCTTTTTCTTCTCTTAAAGATATAGCATTTTCTTCAAGCTCAGAGAACTTATTTACTATTTCTTCATTGTCAGAAAAAAGAACTGAAACTTCTTCAACAGGAGATGAAACTTTATCTCCATTAACAGCGTTTAAGATTTCTTCTTTAACACCATTAAACCAAGTTTTTAATTCTTCGGTCATTTTTAATGATTTTTGGTTATTAATTAATCCTAGTTTGTCGTTTACCTCTTTTTCATTCACGTTAGTAAATTTAGAAAGGTCAAACGATGCAGCTACTTTCATTGCTTCTGTGATGTTATCAACAAAACCAAATTCAACAGCTTCTTGACTTGATAGCCAAGTTTCTTTATCCATCATTTCAGAAAGAGCTTCAACCGAAAGGTTTGTTTTCTTTAAGTAAATCTCGATAATTTCACTTTTTATCTTGTCAAGTAAATCAGCAGTTTTACGCATATCAGTTGCTTCTCCTGCCGATTGTCCGAATGGGTTGTGTATCATAAAAAATCCGTTCTCAGACATTTCAATATTATCTCCTGCCATTGCAATAACAGTAGATATTGAAGCAGCCAAGCCTTCAATCTTAATGTTTACATAACCTCTATGAGAACGTAAAGTATTGTAAATAGCAAGTCCATCAAAAACACTACCACCAACAGAGTTGATTCTTAGTGTAATATCTCTTTCGCTAACATTCTTTACTTCTTCTATAAAGTCTTTAGCAGAAGTTCCGTAGTCGCCTATCTCATCGTAAATTGAGATTTCAACTGAGTTGCTTTCTGCTTTATTTTCTATTGAGTACCATTTGTTCATAATTGCAAATATATATATAGTTATTATAGAGTTTGCGAAAAAAGTTGTAAAACTCTTATCTTATGTTGTTTTCGTTGTTAAACTTATGCTTTCCTCTGTAAACAATGGTCTGAGCTGTTCTGTCAGATATTTCATATTTAATAGATAAATCCATAAAAGTAAACGTCTTGTGTCCTGCGTTTTCTTTTATAATTTTACTGTAATCAGATATAACCATATAATCTCTTAACTGCTTAGGGTCTATAAGTCCATTTTCTGCTAAATGATACAGAACATTCTTTATTCCTGCATCTTCAGAATACTTTAATTTTAGTTCTTCGTATATCTTATCTACGAACTCTAATACTATTTCTTTTTTATTTTGTCTTATAGCCATTGTGCAATATACTAAAAAGTGGCTTGACTTTCAATATTAGAAACTCTACCTTGTGTTCTTGTTACATCACTCTCTACCATTACTACTTGTGTAGAGCCACCTGCACCGCTAATCATTTGTTGTACGTCAGCTACTTCTCCACCCATTGCAAACTTCTCTCCTGTTGATAAAAAGCCACCGTTAGCGAATTTAACACCACCTCCTGCTTGATTCATAGCAGATAGCATTGGTTTAAACATTGCAGTAGAACGCTTGTTTATAATAGCTTCTCCACCTTCTGCTTCGTGTATTCTTCCGCCTACTGCAAACTTAACACCACCGTTAGCGTGTGAAGCACCTTTAAACATTCCTCCGTTTGTAAGTCCACCGTTAGCAAACTTACCTCCACCTACGCTTCCCATTAGGTTACTTATTAATGGTGTTATCAAACTTTTCATTCCAACAGCTATACCAACTTTAGCAAGAAAAGGAAGTGTTTTGTCTTTAAACAAACTAGCCATAGCTTCAAGTAATATTTCATTTACTTTTTGACTTAAAAGCTGTGATATTGCTTCTTGAGCAGTTGCAGCGTGTAAAATAGTTGTTTGTATATTTTGCAGCTCCTGTTCTTCTTTTTTCTTTAGAGCTGCTTGTTCAGCATCAGACTGTTCTTTCTTTGCCCTTGCAGATGCTTCGTCTGCTGCTTTTTCCTGTGCTTTTAAATCTAAATACTTTGCTGATGCTTCAAAATGAGCAACAGAAGATTGACCTATTAGATTTAATTCTTTATTATAGGTATCTAGTTTTAAATCAAATATAGCTTGTTGCAACTCTGCTTCAGTAGAAATTTCTCCATCAATATATTGTTGTCTTAAATCCGTTGTACCCTCTGCAATTATTTGCTCTAGCTCTTTCATTCTGTTAAAAACAGTAGCAGGCTTAGGAAGAACAAGTTTTAATGGGTCTGAATTGGAAGGACTTCCTCCTGTTGTAGGGTCAGTAGTGGTTGTGGTTTTTTTATCATCCTGCTTATCTAACTCAATTCCTAACTCCTTCGTTAGTGCTAATTTTTGTTCTTGAAGCAAGCTAGTTTCAGTTGCTAACTCAAGCATTTCTTGTTCAGCAGTATTTAGTTGTCGCATATTCAAAAGCATATCCTCTACCTCAGCATCTCTACCCCCTATATTTTCATCTCGTCTTTTTTGTTTTATTCTTTCTGCTAAGTCATCAGCTTGTTCCTGAAGCGTAAGACCTTCTTTTAAGGATAAATTGTGTTTGTCTGATAGCCTTGCAATATCTGCTTCTAAATCTTTTGCTTTCTCTCTTTTTTTAGATATAGCATCAACTTCATCTTGAGCCGCTTCTAGTATCTTTTCGTCTTCTTGTTGTAAGAGTATCTTATTAACAAGCATATCATTAACTCCTTGTAATGATTTTTTTAATTGGTTATTACTTACTTTTTCTGCATCTATGTTTTTTAAATAATCAGGATATTGTGATTTTAACTCTTTTATTAGTTTTACTCTGTCAGCTTGACTTAAATTTGCATCACTCAATCTTGCTTCGTAACCAACTAAAGCAATTCTATCATTTTCTAATTCCTCGCTAAGTTTAGTGTCTGCTGCTTGTGAAAGAAAAGAAACAAAGTCGGTAAAACCTTCTACTATCGAAGTAATAGCAGGTGCAATTTTTTCTGTTAAAACAATAGCCAATCCTTGCATTGCAGACTTAAACCTAAGCATTGCACCTTCAAGGTTGTCGCCAACAATGTCAGCCATAGCTTTTGCAGCACCCGAACTATTTTCATAAGCACCAATCTGTCTTTCAAGTACATCTATGTTTTCAATCATTGTAGATATAGCCGCTACCTGTCTAACGTCAACAATCTCAAGCATTTTTTCAACATTAACCCCTTCTTTAGACATTCTCTTAAACTCACGCACCATATCTTCCCCTGAGTTTACTGTAAATCCAATAGACTTAGCTAAATCAGAAGACGGGTCGCCCAACTTTAAGAATATATTACGAAGCGAAGTACCTGCAATAGATGCTTCAATACCTGAATCTGTAAGAACACCTAGAGTTGCGGTAGTGTCTTCTAAAGACATACCTAATATCTTTGCAACAGGAGCAACCTTTGTCATTGCTGTTTGAAACTTCTCAAGAGTTAATGCCGAACCCGTAAAAGATGCAGCCATAACATCTGAAACTCTACCCGCTTCACTAGCATCAAGACCAAAACCCCTAAGTGTAGAACCAATTACCGTTGCTGTTCTTGCTAAATCTTCTCCTGTTGCGACAGCAGTATTAAGAGCAGCTTCTTGTGCTGCTAATGTTTCTTTTGCTGTAAAACCTAGTTTGGAGAAATTTATTTGCAGGTTTGCTACTTGTTCCGCAGTAAAAAATGTTGTACGACCCAAATCTTGAGCAGACTTGTCTAAAGCTTTAAATTCAGATTCAGTAGCACCTGAAATTGCTTTTACCTTAGACATAGCAAATTCATACTTTCTAAAAGTTTCAACACCTCCTACAATAGCTTGACTTACCGCTTTTGAAATTTTTTGAAAAGCACCTGCTGCCAAAGTTGCAACAGTAAAAGCACCTGCCATCTTACCTATAAAACCAATACCTTTCTTACTAGAAGTATTCATTCCTTTTAAAGACTTCTCGGCTTGATTTAACTCTTTACGAGTAGCTTTTATAGAGCTAGAAAGTTCTTGATACTTCTTAGCTTGTCCGCTAGTCATACCATCTTTCGTTTCTTTCTTAACCTTTTTTAAGGATTGTTGGTAGCCATCTAACTCTTTTCTTAATTTAATTAAGTCGCTAGTTCCTTCAATCTGTATTCTATGTATAGTGGTGTTCTTTGCCATTATATTTCTTTTGGTAGTTTAGTAAATAATATTTCTATGTCTTTTCCGACAGCAGTCTGAATATCTTTTGTTATTTGTTTTTTGTTTGTATTTATAACTTGCTCAATAAATCCTGTCCTTCTTCCGTTTTTACTGTATTTAAAAGCACCCTTAGTAGGAGTACCTTCTAGTTTTATTCGTCTTATAATAGCGTAAGCTATTTCGTGTTTTTCTTGCTCATTAGAATACGGGATTGTGTCTTTTCTATCTTCTATCCAATCTAAAATGTTTTGCAAATTAGGAGAATGTGATTTCTGACCTTCGTTAAGTGCGTGGATGTAATCTTTGTCTGTAAATACATCTAAGCCCATTATAGAGGTTTTAAATGCTATTCCATCTATTACACTACCTGACTTAGAAGCCCTGTGTCCTTGTTGCTCTAATTCTCTTTTAAATTGAAAAACTAGCTTCCTTCCTATTTCTTTAAATACTTTTTGTAGGTTCTTCATTATATACCCTTAGCTTTATCAGTAGAACTTATTATTGCTTTTTCAATAGTTTCTAGGTTAGTGTTTAAATATCCATCAAAGACAGAGAAGTGATATATAGAACCGTTAAAGAAAAAGTCAGTATTGTTACCTAACTTTCCTACTTGGTCGAATACAAAGTTATTTGCAGAAACAGCACCGCTAGTTATTTGCGTTCCATTTTCTCTTACATATAATGTAGTGCCACTTCTTTGTATAGTTATAAGTAGTCTTTTGCTACTAGGCGACCAATATTCCCCATTAGCGTTTATTTCGCTAGATGTAGAACCGTCAAAACTTATTACATAAGACTTTTCTGACCTCTCTCCTATTGATAAGAACATATTATTATCATCACTCTTACCTAACAATCTAAAGTATTTGTTTACAGGAGTTCCTATTGGTTCTATATAAAAGAACATTGTAAAATCTCCTGTTACTGTAATAGCAGAATCCAAAGACATAAAGTCTGATTGGTATGTATTAAAGTATATAGGAGTAAATCCGTTTACACCTCTAGTTTCAACACCTAAAGATGGTCTGTTTGCTGAGGTTGTTTGACTTAGTATTGGTGTTCCAAAAGAACTTTTCCATTGTGTTATACCACCGCTAGTATCATAAACCTTTGCAAAGAAATCAAAAACACAAACAGGAAGGATATTTGTTGTTGCAGTAGTAGTAGTTGTTCCCTGTGCGGTTGTTGTAGTTGTTGTTACTGATTCCGAGAATGTTTTTCTTAAATTTAACTTTTGTTTTGAGCCAATTTGAGATGCAATTCTTCTTTCGTTTGTAACATATAAATCATTTAAGTAAGAATATTCTTCTCCACTAGAATAATTGTTTTCCGAGAATCTATAAACAACAGGAGTTTTAACACCATCAATAGTGCAATAAACCTTATTAGATAGTAACTTGTTTTCGTCTATGCTGTATATTTTTGCCATTATAAGTTCAATCTATTTGTTATATTCATTACCTGCCCTGTGTTGTCGCTAACACCTAAATCAAAATATTCTACCAACTCTACCTTTGTGCTTTCTTTAAGATGTGGTTTAAAATCAATTATCTTATTTATCCTGTAATAAAGTCCATCTAAATAAACAAGTTTTTGAAAGTCTAAAACTGCAACATCTGTTTTATCTAGTCTTAGGTATATATTTTTTATTCTTGGTTTTTGTTTTAGCTGCTCAACCATCTTAGAATAAAAATGAAAATATAATCCTTTCATATCATAATCCCCTGTGTCTGAGTTTACATTGTCAAACAGAATGTTATTAAAAGATAAGTTAGGGTCTATCTGTATAAGGTTTCCGTTGTAAGTTCCAATACTTAACTGCATAAAGTTTCCAAAAGAATCAGATTCGTCAGTATCATTTCTAGCATTATCTAAATGAAAGAAATTTGCTCTGACAAAATCTTTTTGAAATATGTCTGAAGTAACAACCTCATTAGTAGAACTCCTAGAATATCCCGTTACTTTTCCCGTTTGCGAACTTAAATACTGTCTTGTTCCTGATGAAACAGGAAGTGTTATCAATACCCTAGCACCTATGTTAAAATCTTTATCAGCTCTTTCTACGTTTGCAGCAGCATCTAAGTTGCTTACCTCCGAATGATAAATAGGTATAAATGGTCGTCTTGATATTTCGTGAGAAGCAGGTCGGTCTATATAGTCTGATTCATACCAATTAAAAGTAGGAGAAAAGTATTTGTTTTCCACAACGTACTCGCCATCTGAAAATAATCCCTGAGTATCTAACTCTCTGTAAGCACCCCAATCAACATCATTCTTTTTATTGTATCTTTCTATGAAACCATCTCCTGAAGCATCTTTGTATTGAAATTTAAGCTCGGACTTTATGTCGTATATAAATTCATCTTGTATTGACCTTGAGTAATCTATCTTGTCAGTCCAATCAACAGCGTAGGAAAAATCCTCGTAAAAATAATCGTAAGGTTCAACCTTTACAGTTTTTGATGCAACATCTGTTTGAAACTGAAGATTAAACATTTGAGCAACTCCTGATATAAAATCTGATTGCTTTCCTCTTGGTAAAAAGAATTGTAAGTCTGTTAGTTCTTCTCCTGTTTCTATTTCTGTATTACCTGCTATTTCAAGCGTTCCTCCTTTCCAACCAAAAGAAAAATTAGAACTATCGAAACCTGCTGTATTGTTAAAGTTAAGCACTCTAACCGCAACAGTAAATATATATTTATCTTCAGAATCTCCGAATACATCAACACTACCTGAAAAGTTGTGCGTTCTATCGTAATCTATATTTTCTTGGAAATCTACATTTCCGCTAGTCCAAACTCTTTCTATGTTTGGATTTGTATTAGTACCCGCTTCAGTATCTTTAACAGCTTTATAAAAGCCATCTACATTGGGTAAATTGGTATCTTTATCGTCATCAAACCTCCAAACCTCTCCAATAAGCCTA